ACGGTCATGCCTACCACTAGGCCTAAGTCCAGTGAGTCAGTGGTGTCCGCGTAGAGCAGTTTACCGTTGCGTAGGATAACTAGGCGATGCCCACCTAGGTTTTCCCCAGCGGGAAAAACTTTGACCGTCGATCCGCCAGCAGATGCAGCTTGATTTGCCCAGTAGTGAGCAGAAAATTCTCCCCCAGATACAGGGCCATCTAATTTGTTAGCCCACTCATATGCCAGATTAGCATCATCCGCTGCACTGTTAGCACTAGCTTGAGCTACGACTGCCGCTGCTTCAGATAGATCAGCTTGAGCGGTAGCGATCCCCGCCTGGGTGGTAGCGATAACAGCTTGGTTTGTAGCGATTACAGATTGATTATATGCTACCGTAGCGGAATAGTCCGCATCCTGTGCAAAGGCTTCAGCTTGACTTACCGCGGCTTGTGAGGCAGCAGCCGATGCTGCAGCTGATTGGGCATCAGCATTTGTTTGATTAGCAAATCCGCTAGCGGTATTAGCCGCCGCCTGGGATACCTCAGCCCAGTATTGAGAGTCGCTAGAAGCATTGTTAACAATCTGCTCAATACTGGCTTTTTTCGATACCCCACTTTGGACGACGACCGTTAGCTCGTCACCCGTTAGGTTATCTGCTGGTGGCAGATCGGTAATCTTTACCTGTCTCATGGCGCCAGGTCCGGAGGGAAGTCAATAGGGATAGGCATCTCAGTAGAGATAGTTGTGCTGTTGTCTACAGGACCCATATCCTCAGGGCGTGGATAGCGCAGAGAAATATTCTCTGTCTTACGCGCGGGGTAGCGATAAGGGTCTTTCACGTCACGGCATTTCTTACATACCCGAAGGCCAGGGCTATTGCCATCTGGCTCCAGGTCAGCATAGTACTTCTTCCGGTGGCAACGGTCACAGATAGCAATAGCTACCAGTCCACCTTGAGCCTTTACGGGAAGATAGCGTGACATATTATCGGGTATAACCTCTAATATTCGGGGCGAAGAATACAGGGGCGTTATCCGTCTCTCCGCCCTCTACTTCAATCGTCATACCCTGGGTCATCTGATTAACCTCAGCTCGGCGAGTGGGGTCAATGCCGGGGATCTCAAAGCAGAGGCGCAAGGCCAGGTGCCAAGTGATTGCTTCATACCAGCGAGCGGGGATCTCGATCTGCTCAGTCAGAGTACCGATGTCCTGAATCTGACGATAGCGGTATAGGTGCAGATAACGAGTGTCATCAGCTGGAACTGGCCACAGAGTAATCTGAGGGTCAATCAGCTTCTCAAAATAATAGTTTGTTGCTACCGCTGATAGGAAAGTCTTATTAGGCTGAGCAGCATAATCATCCCGATTAAACGGGGTGACGTTAATCTCTCTGACAGTATTCGTCAGGTAAAAGTCCTGAGCTGTTCCTAGATCCGTAGCGATAGCCCGGAAATGCATAGCCGAGTTCTGAGTTTCCAGGGGATACCAGCCATAAGTGTCTACCGCTGGCAACTCACTCAGCGGGATAGTCTTAAGAGTTTCCCATACCAGGCCGTCAGTAGATCTCTGGAACTCCACGGGAGTGGTAGGCAGAGAGCTAAATTTCAGGCCAAACTGGGTGATGGTGGTTGAGTCAGTAAAGTCGACTGTGACATCATTTGCGCCATAGACCTCTTGGTAATCCAGCCTGAGGGGTGTGCAATGCAGCAGGTTCAGAACATCCGTTGTGCCTATAGGCAGTACATACAGCTTTTGCCCGACAGATAGGGGGATAAGCTGATCATCAATACACCATAGGTCTAGGCCTCGGTTACTCAAGCTCATAAGGAGCATGAATAAACTTTCGGTAGCTGTTTCTACGATCTCAGGAGTGGCTACCTGAGGCCCTAGTCCACAGCGGCGAAGGGCTTTCTCCAGTACCTTAGCAGTACTGATCTGAGTTAAGCCTATGGTGCCTGATGTAGCCATTACCATTTTTCCTTGTCAGCCCAGTAGGCCGCGGACATCTTACCTTTGGAAATGTTCTTTGCGTGGCGAGCCTTAAAAGACTCGCGACGCTTACGGTAGGCTTCAGACTCACCCTCTTTTTTAGGTGAGCCTTTTACACCCTGTTGACCAAAGCGAATAACCTTTTCTTTGCCACTCTCACAAGCTTTCACTACGTGGGACTTTTTAGGGTGCCCGGGTGTCCGCTTAGGAGAATTGCATTTCATAGCTGACTTCTTCACTTTAGCTACCATGATATTTCCTTAGGTGTACAGTACGTTGACTTTGCCGGTAGTGACTACCGTGAGGCCAGTCATAGCGGCAATGCCATGGCTACCAAAGTCTACAGTTTCACCCACGGTCATGGCGGCCTTTTTATACAGGAGAACTCCTGAAGCACTAAGGCCATCGTACACTGAAACATCCCCGCCCACTACAACTGACAGGCCAAAGAAGCCCGCTGGGGTAGGTTTAACGATTAAGGTAGTATTATCTACCTGCTTGTACCCAATCTTACCATCCATATTACTCTCCTAAAGTAATAGGGAGCCGAAGCCCCCGTACTTATTACGACTTAGGTGCGTAGTTAACCGTCAGGCGGAACTGAGCCTGGGTCGTTGCGATGGTGCCATTAGGGTCAGCAGTGATGACTACCGAAGTGTTCGAGCCTACGTCGTCCATAGCGGCGGCTTGAGCAGTAGTGATAGCAGCAGTAGCACGACCGCCAGCGATCAGGTCGGTTGAGGTCATGTACTGAGCGCCAGCAGCAGCGGTGCCTACAGTCACAGGGATGGTGGTGGCCGAACCTGCGCCCACTACGGCATCTACGATACCATCAACGTAGTAGCTGATGATTTGAGCACCAGCAGGAATAGTGATGGTAGCGCTAGTGGCAGTGCCGGCAGCAGCGGTAGTTACGACCGCGGTTTGGGAGAAGATGGCGTAGCCAACGTTCTGGTATTCCGATGGTGTGGTGCCCGATTTCAGAGCGCCTTGCATGTATGACGACATTTGATTATCCTCGCGAGATAGAATTTAGGGTAGAGCCTAGTTTATTTTACCACTAGTCTTGAAAAATTTCAAGCTTGATTTACAAAAAAATACCCCAAGCTTGTGGCCTGGGGTATTCTTCAGTTTGGAACTGGGAGCTGATTAAGCGCCGCTGTTGCCGTAAACTTGACGCCAGTCAGTCCAGCCGGAGCCGAAACGCATGGTCGATTTGTAGCGAACCGAATCAGTTTCGAAGTCACCTTCCATACCCTTTTCGATCTTACGACGCCAGAGGACCTTAAGGCCATCACGAGCATCAGTTTGAACGAACCAGGCGGTAGGCGAAGTCAGACGCGAAACCACTACAGCGGTATCCATCAGCGAGCTCGACGACTTGATCGGGTTAAGATCATTGTTGTTCGTGCCAGCACGCAGAACCGACTTCAGCAGAACTTCAGCTTGAAGCATGTTCGATGGGGCTACAACCAGCTTCTTAGGTGTCAAGCGAATACGCTTACCGCGGCTGTCTTGAGCTTGACGAACCTGGATCAATGCTTGTTCCAAAGAAGTCTGCGAAAGAGCAGCAGAGGCCAGCACGTTCGATTGAACGCCGCCGATTACTGGGTGATTAGCCGAAACCAGAGGAACGCCATCGCCACCGTTGTAACCAACCGTGAACGCGCGGTTCAGGTGGTTAGCGGTAACAGTTTCCAGAGTTTCAGTCATCGACTGAGCCAGATGCTTCGACATGGTCGAGCCTACACGAATGTGTTCGCCATCTTCTACGAGGACTTTGGTCAGGGCAAAAGCCAGGCCATAGACGTCGTATGGATAACGCTTAACATACAGTTGACCGCCCTCGTCGTACGTTACAGGTTGGCCATCCGGAAGAACCGGGGCGGCGCCCATGCCGTACAGCACGACTTCTTCGTGGTAAGCACGGTTGATACCGCTTTCTTCCGTGAAGATCTGCTTGTATTCATCAACACGCTGATCGTAGACACCGTCGAACGATTGGTTCAGAATCGGCTCTACGATCGAGCGAAACTGGGTACTACGCATAATTGAACCGGCCATCTCTTAGTCCTCCTTAGATAGCTACTTTGTTCGCGCGATACTCGTGCTGGGCGATTTGCACCAGAACGGTCGGGAACGGGTTAGTGGTAGCATCATATACGCCGTCGTTACCGAAAGCGATGACACGGAATTGACCTTGAGCGCCAGCGCCTTCCAGCGTAGCCGACAGGGCCATGGTCGATTGACCAGTCAGAGCGTTTGGCGTACCAGCAACGAGGTCGGCCTGATCACCGATAGCGGCTTGGACATAGCCAGCGCCACCAGCAGCAACCTGAACTTCGAACACGTTTTCTGGATCGTCATATACCCAAGCAGTGATGCTTGTGGCACCACTGACAGCACCAGGCCAGTTCTTCGAGTACGTCGGTTTGCCCGTAGCGTCAGTGTACTGAACGCCAGCGAATACGCCGATGATGTCGTTAGTGGCAGTGCCAACAGTTACAGTACCGTTGGTGTTAAGAATGACCGCGTCACCAAAACCGATAGCGGTATTGTAGGTGGCTTCGATCGTGTAGGCGTTTGCGCGCGATTGACCCGAGGGGTGTTTACGAGCAGCAAAGCCAAACGGGGAGGCAGTAAGAGCCATCGTCTAGTCCTTTACGAGAAGTGAGTTGGTCGGACTTTTCGAGCCAGGCTGTCGAATCCTTCGACTTCACCCAGATCGCGTCCGTTGCTGTCTTGTTGGTTGCCAGAAGCATTAGCTTTAAGAATTTCTTCTTCACCCATAGGCTTCTCGTAGTGAAAGTACGACATTACTGCCTGGTACATTTCCTCGGAGATACGGAACAGAAGCATCTCATTGCATGCTACACAACCTTCGAATTCCCCCTGAGTGGCTTTGTACTGAGCAAAACCCGGAATTTCCGAAGCGCGAACGGGCTCATAGCCGCGCTGAATACGCTTATAAATCGGGTCTGTCGAGTTCGTAGTCGAGAGCCAGCAATAATGCCAGCCCGGAACCTGGGGAACTTCGGGGAGAACGTTTTGGTCCCACTCAGAGCGAATCATACGCATACGCTCTTCCATGGTATAAGCCGTTCCATCATTTTGAGTACGTGAGGCATCACCCTCTACGCGATCACCGCGAGTAGCTACGGCACCAGACTTCTTCAGTCTATCGTCGTTACCAACCATTTTATTTTCGCTCATTTCTGATCGCCTTTCCAATTAACCTTGATTCTGTTTGTCGTATTCACGGAAGCGTTTGATAGCTTCAGTTCTTTGTGTAGCATCATCCCAGATTCCCGCATCCTTTAAGGCTTGTACTCGTTCACCAGAAAGTTTGTAAGACTGAGTTGCTCCAGCAGAACTACTACCTTCACGCCCAGAACCTGACACTACAGATCGAGGCTTGTTGTTACTGATTTTACCAGAACTTGTGCGGTGCGGGAGATATTTTTTCACCCGGCTATCAAGTTCTTGCCAATACTCCGGAGTGGTAGGGTTCCAACCCTCATTAGCCATCTGCTGATCCAGGGTCATCGTAATACGAGAGTCTTGATCTTTAGCAGTTGGGTCATACCACTTATTGCGTTCCATCCACTGTTGTGCATGATTAACCAGGCGGGGGTCCAAAGGCTGAGGAGCTTGTTGCTTCTGCTTAAAAGCGCCTTCAAACTTAGTCAGCTCGTCGATACGGCGTTGAGCCTGGAACATCTTTTCTGTAGCATCAGCCACAGCAGCACCATTGCCCGACTCAGTACCTACGCGAATCTGATCCTTAAAGAAGTTGTAGGCTTGAGCCGCTTTCTTCTTCTCCTGATCCAGCTGGGCCATTTCAGAGCCAGTATTGCGACGCTCCACCATGTCCAGACGGCCGCTTAGATCACGGATAATCGTGTCACGCGCGGCTAGTTCCCGGCGGAGGGTATCTTCACGGTCGCGCTGGGCTTGTTTCTTGTTATGGCGTTCTTTACGGCGACGCTCGCGAATCGCTTCACGCTCATCATCAGTTAGTTCAGGGTTATCATCGCTAGGATGATTGCCATCACCGTCTTCACCCCCCTCGCTAGAAGCTAAGCTAGAGTCAGTGTCGCCGCCTTCATCATCGGGGTTATCGTTAGGTAGGTCCTGAGGAAGAATCTCTTCGCCAGTGTCCGGGTTCAATTCAATGTCTTGTTCAGCCATTTAAGTCTCCTTGGTTAAAGTATTTCGTCAATTTCTTCGAAGGCGCTTGGGTCTACTCGAGCGATAATCTCGTGGTCTTGGAAGATGCAGAATGTTGCTGTATCTTCAGTGCCAGGGATCTTGCGCTCGAAGCGGTCTCCGCCCCATTTAGGCAAGCGAATATAATCGCCAGGGCGAGCCCATACACCTTCAGGCCAAAGCTGACCGCTTTCTCGGTTACGAAACGAGATTGGCCCAATCTGGATTACTTTACCCAGTTGAGTGGTCGCTTTGTTAAATTCTTTAGTGTCATCATGCAGTATGATGCCACCGGTGGTCTTAGTTCGTACGGTTCGTAGTTGAACCAGTACTCGAGTGCCTAGAGGATGTACTCCAGGTTCGATGGGTGGAAAGGCTTCTTCCAGATTTGATGCCGAAATCATAATGCGATTCCTTTAGTTTTTGTCTCTCTTAAAAGGCACACCCCAGAAGTGGGAGACAGCACTTCCTTCCCCGTCGGGAAGTGGGGAGGCCCAAACCTTACTTGTCCTCTTGCTCCAGGACATTCATCAGCAGCTGCTTGGCAGCTTCAAGCCCTACCACTTGACCTTGAAGTTTCCCCAGGGGATACAGGTCAGTGAAATTAGCTCGGGCTATGTCTTTCTCCAGTTTCTCAATCTCATGATTGAGGGAGTTGACATAGCCGCCGATGACTTTATCGTTGATCACTTCTTAGCCTTAGGGGCCTTAGCCGGTTTAGCTTCTTCAGCTTCCGCTGGAGCGTCTGCCAGAGTTGTGATCTTAGCTTCAGGCTTAGCGCCTCGGCCGAATTTGGTATTGATGAATTGCTCAACAGTTTCACAGTCTGATTGCTCTACGACTTCAGACTTGCCGTTAGGGTATTCTACTTTGAATTTCATTTTTTGCTTTTTCCCCCGCAGCCACACAAGCCGCCGTCTTTCATTTTCTTAACTTTGCCGCCGCACTTCATATTGACTACTTTCTTGCCAGGGACTTTTTGGTCCGAGACCTTAACTTGGCTTTGACCGCCTAGTTGTTGTGCTAGTTTACCCATGATTACCTCCTCAAGATTAACTACAATATACCACGAAACTTGAAACTTGATTATCCATGGAACATTTTTTCCATGAAGTTGGATTTCTGGACAGAGCTACTGCTGCTACCGAAGTAGTAAGCGATTATTTGGGTATCAATGGCTGACAGCACGCCCAGGATGTAGATGACGATGTCTTTACGCGATGGGTCAATGACGTTGTTATCAAAAACGACCAAACCAAACAGTAAAAAGCTAAGTACCAGCACACCGAGAGCCAGAACAGGTAAGATGACCTTGTTAATATAAGGAGCTTCAGCAGATGTAACCACCTGAGCCTCACGTTCTCGAGCAGATGCTCTATCCTGGACTTCAGTCTTAAACATCTCTTCATTGTGAGCCATCTCCGCGATAACTTTACTGGCCTCAGCTTTTTGTGCCTCAGTAGCATCAGGCCAGATACGATCTACGACCTTCCCGGCAAATTCAATTCCCGCACTAATGGGGTCAAATGCCATGTTAACTAGTCTCCAGGATATTTGCGATGCGTGCTGCCCAGCCTCGACCAAAACTTGGCCAGGTATTTAGGCGAGTCATAAAGGTTAACCGCTTGCCCAGCATTTTCTTAGCCGTTTCCTGAGGGTCGCGGAACTTAATCGCTACCAGAGTATTAGGCCCGATGACTCCATCTGGCCTGCTATTAACTGCTTCCTGGAGCCACTTAATCGATTGTCTTACCCCAGAATTGACCGCCCCGTCAAATAAGGGATAGCGAATGGGGGCTGGTAGCTCATCACACTTAGCTACATCCCAGAAGTCTTTCTTGTAAATATCCTTAGCCTGAGCTAGGGTCAGATCTTTGATATTGACATTGGGATAAGAGCGTTTGCTAATACCAAATTTAGTTTCTCCGCCTGGATCATCCGGGTGATTAACATATCCGCCTTCATGTCCTACGACTATCTGGAAAGCTTTATCAAAGTTCATATATTTAGCAGCTTAATCTCTGCGATCCCCAGTTTAGCGGCCAGTCCAGCCATTACTAGACCGACCAGAATGATTAACAGGCCCCAAACACCCTTCTTAGCGATGTCTAACCTTAGCTCTTTCCAGAATTCAGCTTGAGCCTCCGCAGACTTAATCATAGCTTCATGATACTTCCGATGGCCTTCAATATCCGTTTCCCCAGCTTCAGTACGGGGGAAAGCATTATGAAGCATCCGAATTTCATCCAAGATTTCTGTAAGTTTCCGTTGTATCTGGCTTGCTTCTAGTTCAGTGAGACAATCCCTGGTCATGGTATTAGACTTGTGGTGGAGTTAGTCCAGCGATAACCATCTTTGTGACGTTATCTTCGTGGTTCATCTCCAGTCCTGTCTCGCTCTTAGCAGCGTTGTCCTGGGAGTTCATTGCATACTTAACCCGGTTATCTTCGCTATTCTTACGAAGCTCAACCTCATGACTGAGTTGACGATTTAGCCTGTTATTCTCTTCTTGCAGATTACGTAGGTACTCATTAAACTGTTGTTCTTGCGTAGCCAGAGATTGCTCAAACTGAGTGTTCTGGTTGTCAGATTGGAACTGAGCAAAGGCCAGCTGCTGGTCTGACTGAGCTGACTGATTAGTCAGTTGAAGCTTAGTGCCATCCAGCTGACCTCTCTGAGCCAGTTCCTGTTGCTTAAGCTGCAGCAGCCCCTGGTCATACTGAGCTTTACGCTGAGTATCCATCTGAGCAATCTGGATGCTAGCCTGCACTTCAGGTGGAAGCTGAGGCGGTGGCATACGTTGCTGCAGTTGTTGCTGAGCTTGAGCAATCTGCATCAACACTGGTTGAAGCTGTTGAGCCAGCATACCCTGTGCCTGGGCAGTAGCCTGAGCAAGGATCTGGTCCTGGCTTAGTCCAGGGTTTGCCTGAGACATTTGCTGAGCCATAGCCTCAGTAGCTCCAGCTACCAGCATTTGGATATGTTCCTCAATGTGGCCGAAGAATGCGGTCAGGAACTGAGGAGATACCAGGGGATTAGAAAGCTGCAAGGGGGATAAAACAAATACTAAGTGTCCCTGGATGTGAGACATGTGGTCCTGCTCTTGCGATGCCTTAAGGGGTGTTCCCTTCAGGCCCTGAGTATTCTCAGTCAGGATGTCAGCTGTGATTGGCTCTTTAATAGGGGGCAGTAGCTCGTCTACGTTATCAATCCGCATCTGCTTCATGATACGGCGACGGATGGCTACCTGATTCCACTGGACATTAGGATTCTGAGCATCTTGTTGAGCCATTTGCATCAGAGCCTGGTTCTGAGCAAATCGCTGAGCTTCACTGAAGATAGTAGGATCAGAGACAGGAACCACATCCATCGAGCCCAGGAAGTCTTCGCGTGATACAATGACTTCGCCCAGGTCCTCAATAAAGTTTTCTTCATCCAGGTACACCGAGTTTAAGCGGTGCAGGATAGCCAGGGACTTTTTCTGTGACTCGTGCAGGCGAGCATGGATAGCTGAGTAGGTGTTGCTACCCTGCTCGATAAGAGCCATCGTAGTGCCTACCGGAGTACGGTCGCCTACGTTAGCAATCTTATCTTCAGCAGTGGCTACGACACCCTTTGCCAAGCTGTACAGCTTATCCATCAAGTCATTCAGGACTGGGGATGGCTGATTGAAGGGCATCGGCATGGCCAGTTTGCGGATGTCATCAATCTGAGCGGGACCTTCAATGTCACAGACCTGAGTTACATTAACCTGGGTATTTTGACCTACGATCCGACCGCTCTTAAGCTTAAGCATGGTCGGCGCGTTGTTGATGTGAGCGCTATCCAGTAGCGCCCGCAAACTGCCTGTCAAGGCCGCTGCAAGGCCGCCTATCAGGTGAGGTAGGCCAATCGCGTATGCACCCCGCCAGGGGATAAACTTCCACTCTACGAACCAGTCTAGCTTCTCTAGCGTCTCATCGCCTTCAGCCCAGTTGCGGTAAACCGACAGGACCTTTTCGGTGTCTTCGTCGATTGTAATAATATAAGGAGCATACTCTCCATTAGTGATATTATCACTATCAGATTCTTGCCAGCAGTAAATTTCTAAGATAGCTCGCAGGCCATCTTCGTTGTAGCCGTCTTCTTCTCTGCCCTCAATCTTATCATTAGCTTGAGCGGCCAGTGATTCTTCAGGGTATGATCCCACATCAGTGATAAAGACATCTCGGTATAGGCCACTGCGCACCCGACGATGAAACTCCGCGCGTGTAATAAGTTGTCGATGAGTTACTCGGGCTGCAGTGTAGAAATTGGTCGCTGCATATGGCAGGAAGACCTCGTCAATGGGTACAAATTCACAGCAGACCCGCTTTTTGCGATCGTCCCGCCAGAATTTTTGGTATTGGCTACCACCCATAGGCAATTGTGTAAGCAGTTGTTCCAGTTCTGAGCGATACTCAGAGATCTGAGTGGTCAACTGCCAGTTCATAAAGCGAGTTTTACGCTCAGCTCTATCTAATTTCTTAGGATTTGGCTCCCCGATAACCCATGATTTAACAGGGCCAGAGGCGGGGAACAGCTCTTTAATGGCTCGTGAGGAGAAATCCACACAAGCTTCAGCTAAAACGGGGTGTACTACGCGGCTTGCGCCGTCAAATTCAGCGCCTCCAGGGGCATCGTCTCCCAGACCGGTTCGGCGAAGTCCTTCTTCGTACTGTTGATCACGCTTTTTGCGGGATTCCTTATCACCTTCGATCAGGTCGATCAGCTCAGAGGAGATAGAAGTCAGCTCAGACTCAGGAAGTACTTCAGCAAGGTTGACCAGGAAGTCAGAATCTTGCTCTATAATAGGCTCTAAGGACGGAATATCTACCGAACCGTCCTCATTCTCAATAAAATCCTCAGGCGTATCGCCTAAAGTCAGGGGATTCAGGTCATCAGCCACGTTTTTTAGCCTTTTTAGGGATTTTTGCGCCAGAGCGACGGGCCACATCCAGAGCAATAGCTATAGCTTGCTTCTGTGGCTTACCCGCCTTCATCTCAGTTTTGATGTTTTTACCGATAGCTTCTTTAGATTTTGATTTGATCAATGGCATGGTCGTATTATACCTAGTATTATCGAGAAAGGAATGCAGATAGATCGTCAAAGTGAGAAGGCTGCACTAAACCGCCTTGCGCATATCTACCCCAGGAGTTTCTTGCGATGTAATCTAGGTTATCCGTAAAATCATAGTCCAGATTTTTGCCCTCTTTTAACCAATTCATGCGCTCTTGAACCATAGGCATACTTTTAGCGGTATCGGGCAGGTTTTCATATTGCTGTAGCATTTCTTGAGGGGTTACATAAGACCCCTTAGGCCCCTTTATTAGTCCGGAATTAGCTAGATCCCCAATATCGCTCCACTCTTGTGAACGGATAAAGTCTTGGACCATAGGTTGGTACTTCTCGGAGGGGGCTTTATTGCCTTTGCCTTTGATCTGGACTATTTTTTGTGGGGATTTCACTAATTGACGATCGACCCAGGCATTTGCAAATTCAGGGCCTTCGTTAAGCATATCAATGTAGTCTCTATAATTATCCTGTATAAACTCGTTGCGATTAGCTGGTTGAACCTCAATCGTTACGTGTGGGCGACCTTTAGCGTCACGGATGCTAAAAATGCGTGAGTTACCTTTAGCCACATCTTCGCAGTATCCGCCTACACAGTGTCCCATAGTGTCGCCTTCATACTTCAGGGCTTCTTCTAAGGCCCCTCGTCCACCATCTTCAAGCATAACCTGGGGAGGAGCCAGCTCAACCAGTTTATAGCCCTCTGGGTATTCTTTAACGACGTGCGTAGCCGGGTTCATGGACTTAGCCAGGTCAGCCTCCGCTTGCTTTGCATCACGCCATGCGTTAATTGCGGCCACGTGACGAACGGCTTTTTCCATACCCATCTGCTTTAGGTCTTCTGGCTTCAGCTGAAGTGATGCTGGAAGCTCAGATGTGGGGCTGATGGCGTTACGAAGCTCATCCTTAATATGACTAAAGCCCACATCTCTTGCAAAATTCTGGCGATCTAGCAATCCATAAACGGTGTCTTCGGGTGCTAGCTTAGCTGTCCAGGGTTCTGCGGCTAAAGTTTCAGGGGATAAGTCATGAGCAATCATGCGGTTGATTGGCAGATCGGAGGCCCCTTCCCATGAGCGAGCAAGGGGGGACTTTCCGGTTAAATTCAACCCTACAGCCTGATTAGGATTGAAGTTTAATTCCTCGGGCTTAACGTGCAGAATTCCTTGCTCAGCCAGCTTGCGTACGGGGTCCTCCGCGGTGCCCATGTATGTCTTGACATACTTAGTCAGGGGTCCGCCTACCCAGTCATTTACCGCATTAGAGCGTTGAAGTAATCCAATCTCTCTAAGGACTCGGTCGTATGACTCAGAGCCAGGTTTATATGTAGCTAGCTCTTCTGCCAAGTCTTTGGCCGATGGACCAAATTGACTAGGCTTCAGGTTAGAAAGGGCTCGCTCTACATGACTCAGCCAGTTGCCGCCTTTAGGCTTTACGACAGCTTCAGCTTCAGGGGTATATGACGCTAGGACGGATGCTGGATTCATCAGCATCATCGTAGGGTCTTCAGTGGCGTACGTGAGCGCAGCTCCCGTAGTCAAGGGATTACGCATAACTAGACGAGCTAGGGGCGCAGCGGCTCGCGCAGCAGGTGCAGCACCAGCAATTATGGGTGTCAGTGAACGGACAGCGTTCTCCTCGCTGGGGTGGCGAGACATAACGCTTTCAGGCTCAGATGCTGAGCTGATTCCCAGGAGATCACCTAGACCTTTTACCATGCCGCTCATGCCCGCGGCTTGTTCGCCTTCC